AGCCGCCGCCGGTTGCGCTCCACACGGTGGCGACGGAGAACCGGCCCCCGGTGCCGGGCACGTTGGTGGTGCGGAAGCAGATGAGGCGTGTCCATCCGCCGTTGGGAAGCATGAGATGGTCAGTGCCGTCCCAGGGCTGCAGGTAGGTCGCGCCGGCCGCGTTGCCGAGGCTCGCGGCCTGGTTGTTGGCCAGGGTCGTCACGGGGCCCGGAACCCCCCACAGGGTGCCCAGGTCGGTCGTCGAGGTGATGGCCGTACCGGTGACGATGTTCGCGCCCACGACGTCCAAGCCCCCGCTGCCCACCTGGCTGCCGGCGTAGGGCAGGAACGCTCGGCCGCCCGGGACGTCTGGGCTGGTGCCGAGGGCGGCGAGATCGTAGGCGCACTGCAGGCTGGCCGACTGGGTCTGGGACAGCCAGCCCGGCATGACGTCGGAGTACGTGAGCTGGGACAGCGGAGCGAGGGCGTCGACACACGCGACATCGACGAGCCCGTACTTGCCGTTCTTGTCGTAGGACTGCGGCCACCGCTCGACGAACCCCTGCCAGATCTGGAACCAGCCGCCGGCCGACACCCAGGCGGTGGGCGCGGCCGCCTGCTCCAGCTGCCAGGCGGTGGCCCGCACGGTGGTGGCCGAGGTGGTCGCGGCCTGGGTGGCGACGCTGAGCACGGCGAACGCGGCGTTCGACGGGGCGGTGCCGGAGGCGGTGAGGCGGGTCGAGGACGTGGTGATGCCCACGGTCGAGGACACGGAGGTGCTGATCGGCGTGCCGGTCAGGGAGAAGAACGTCATGCGCAGCCGCATGGACAGGGACGTCATACCGCCTGCGGCGAGCTGCAGGTCGACGCCCGCCGAGTACGCGGCCCCGGGTGTGACTGTGGTGCCCTCGCAGTCGAGGGCCGTCCAGTCCTGCGTCGCCCCGATCAGCCCGAACATGGCGTTGCTGGCTGTGGCGTTGGGCAGGGCCCAGGTCTGGGCCGTGGTCAGCCCGGACACCGAGGCGGGCAGGCCGGTCGCCAGGCCGAGCGTGCCGGTCGAGGCGGCCATCGACGTCAGCTGGCTTCCGTCGCCGACCCAGAAGTACAGCAGGTTGCGTGACGGGGTGGTCTGTACGGCGATCCGGGCCCGCCGGTAGGGCAGCACGTAGGGGTAGAAGAACGAGGTCGCGTTGTCGGGGTCGAACGCGCCGTCGAGGTTGTCCAGGACGAACGACGCGCCCCCGCTGGTGACGGTGTCCAGCTCGTACTGCCGCCCGGCCAACTGCGCCTTCCACGGGCCGCGCAGGCGCTTGGTGACGGTGTACCAGTGGTTGGGCGCCGTCGAGTTGCCGCCGGCGTTCCATGCGATCTGGAAGAGCATGCGGGGCCAGGTGCCGATCAGGGGGCCGTCGTCGAGCGGGAATCCGGTGGGAACGGTCAAGGCGAGGGCCCCCTTGGTCGGCGTTCAGCGGGTTTTGGCCGAGAGGCCGTTGGAGGTGTTGCGGCGCTCGTGCTGCAGGGCCCGGCGCTGCGTGGTGCGGAACAGGACGTCGCCGTCGAGCTTGATGACGATGGGCACGTCCACATAGGCGCCGCCGGCAGCCGCTCCGGCGAAGTGGCCCAGGCCTGGCCTGGCGGCGCGCGGGATGGCGGGCATTCCGGCGGCCGAGACCGCCCCGGCCATCGCGACGGCGGCGGCCTCGGCGGTCCGGCTCCCGGCCTGGATGCCGTTGGCCAGGCCTCGGGTGATGAAGTCGCCGATCTCGTGGAACACCTGCGATGGGGAGTGGATTTTCAGGGCCTTGCGGATGGCGGCCGCCATCGTCTTGGCGATGTGCTCCATCTGCTTCGCGATGGCCTTCTGCTGCGACTTGAGCCCTCGAACCAGGCCCTTCGCCGACTGGATGCCGGCCTTGTACATGGCGTCTGCCGTAGCCGAGCCGACCTTTCCCGCGGCGGTCTTGGCCTGGCCCTGCAGCTTGTTGATCTCGGCGACCTGGTCCTTGCTGCCGGACGCGAGCGCTGCGGCGGTGTCGCCGCCCTGGTCGACGCCGGACTCGGCGATCTGCTGCACCAGGTCGGCCCGCAGGCCCTTCTTGCGTAGGGCGATCAGGTTCGCGGCGAAGGCTTTGGCCTTGGCGACCTGCGCCCGCATGTTCGCGACCACGTCCTGGCTGGTGAGTGCTACCGAGCCCTCGGGCAGCGCCGTGACCACGGAGACGTTCTGCATCACCGACGAGGCGACGTCGTCGCGGGTCTTTTTCCAGTCTTTCTGCAGGTCGGCGAGCTTCTTGTTCGCCGCTTTCAGCTTGGCCGCGACCTTGTCGCGCTGGTTGGCCAGCTGGATGAGATGGTTCCCGTCCTTGCGGACGAGGGCTTGCAGGTGCTTGTGCCCGGCGGAGCCGAACTGCCGGTAGAGCATGGCGGAGATGTGCGTGGCGGCGGTCTTGACCCGGGCGGTCGAGGCGGTCAGGCCCTGGACGAGGCCGTCGTTGACGTAGGTGCCGATCGCGACGAATTTGCGCGAGGGGCTGTTGATCTCCAGTTCCTGGCTGGCGGCGGTCACCATGCCCTGGGCGATGCCGCGCACCGCGGTGTGGGCGAGGTGTGCGTGATCGCCGATGCCCTTGGCGATGCCCTCCGGGATGGCGCGGCCGACGTGATCGGAGAAGACCAGGCTCGGGCTGTTGATGCCCAGGAAGTTCTTGGCCGACTTGAGTGCGTCGCCGGCCAGGTTCTTCAGCGCGCTGAAAAGCGCGCCGCCGGCATGGGCGACGCCGTGGACGATGCCCATGACGATGCTCTTGCCGATCGACAGGAACTTGGAGCCCCAGTTCTTTGCCGCGTTCCAGGCGGCGGTGAGCTTGGAGGCGATGGCGTCCTTGACCTGGCCCATGGTCGAGGTGATGGTGTGCCAGGCGGATTTCACCGGGCCGGTCATCGCGGACTTGATCTGCCCCCACCAGGACGCGGCCGTGCTCGCGATGGCGCCCCAGGCGGAGCTCAGCCAGCCGGAGACCGTGCCCCAGATCGACTGCAGGAATCCCCAGACGGCGAGCGTCGGCGTCATGACCGCGGTGGAGATCAGGTTCCAGACGACGATCGCGGCCGACTTGATCACGTTCCAGGCGCCCTTGAGGAACCCGAGGACGGCGTTCCAGGCGGTCTTCGTCGCGGAGATGATCTGTTTGTGCCAGTGGTTCCAGATCGCGAGCAGGATCGCGATGGGCAGCGCGAAGATGACCAGCAGCAGTGGCCACCACTTCTTGAAGAAGCCGAGGATCGCGTGCCACACGGTCATCGTGGTGCGCTGCAGCCACTGCCAGGCGTGCACGATCGGGTCGACGACGGTGTGCCAGGCCGAGACGAAGAACGAGCCGACCGAGTGCCAGGCGGACTTCACCCAGTTCACGGTCGAGTTCCAGGCGGAGACCGTGCCGTCACGTACCGAGTCCCAGGCGCCGGTGACGGCCTTGGCGACGTCGTGCGCGACCTGCTTGATGAACCCCCACACCGTTTTCCAGTGCATGGCGAGCAGGACGATTGCGGCGATCAGCGCCATGACGCCGAGGACGATCCAGGTGACTGGGTTGACCGCGGCGGCCGCGGCCATCTCGTACAGGGCGGCGGTGAGTGCGGCGATGGCCAGGACCAGGACGACGCCGATGGTGATGGCGAGGGCCTTGGCGACGTTGCGGTGCTTGGCCAGCCAGGATGCGCCCTCGGCGACGACGCCCATGATCTTCTGGAAGACCGGCATCAGGAACTGGCCGATCTGAATGCCGAGCGCCTCGGCGGAGGCCTTGGCCTCGGCCATCTTCTGGTTGAAGTTCTTCTGGACATCCGCCCAGCCCTCAACGCTCTTGCCGCCCTTTTTGACGTGCTCCTCGATGCCGGCGGTGTTCCTGATGAAGTCCTTCATGTGAGGGCCGGTCAGCTGGAGAGCGGCCTGCATCGACTTGGTGCCGCCGACCATGGTGGCGAGCGCGCCGACATAGGTCTGCTGGGACGGCGGGAGGTTGGCGAGCTCCTTCTGGAAGGCCGTGGTGTTGTGGGCAGCCTTCTGAAGGTGCGAGATGAGGACCGTTCCGGCGGGGCCCATCTTCTTCTGGATGGCGTCGGTGAGCATCGTCAGCGTGCTGGCGAGGCCCTTCTTGCCGAGGTTCTGGCCGACCTTCACCGCGGACAGGCCGAGCGACTCCATCTCCCGTGCGGCCTTGCCGGACGGGTTGGACAGCTGGCCGATCGTCTGGCGCAGGTAGGTCGCCGCGACGGCGGCCGGGGTGCCCTGCGCCGTCATGGTGGCCATCGCGCCGAGGACCTCGTGGAACTTCACCTTTGCCGCGGCGGCGACGGGCAGGATCGTGCTCATGGAACCCGCGAGCGCTTCCAGGTTGGTCTTGCCCTCGGCCTCCGTGGCGATCAGCGCGTTCATCGTCGGAACGACGCCAGCCGCCCCGGTCTTGTACGCGTTCATCGCCGTGGTCGTGGCATCGGTCGTGGTGTTGAGGTCGGCCGCACCGACCTTGGCGCCCTGGGCCGCGGTCTTGAGGACCTTGAGGGCGTCCGCGCCGTGATACCCGGCGGACTCCGTCATGTAGAGGCCCTTGGTGAGCTCCTCCGTCGACTGACCCACCTGCCCGGCCATGGCGAGGACGCCCTGACCGACCATCTGCATATTCCCGGCAGCCTCGCCCGCGCCGGTGCGCACGCGAGTCATCTGGACCTGGAAGTCGCCAGCCATCTTCACCGTGTGGACGGCGACCCCGGCGGCAGCGATACCGATCCCGATGACGGCCGCCTTGGCGTACAGGCCGGTCTTCTTGAACGCGCCGGCGCCCGCCGAGTCGGCCGCCGCCATCTCGCCCTTGACGCCCGCGATGGCCGTCTTGACGCCCTTGGAGTGGCCGAGGAATTCGATGAAGACCGGGGGCAGTGCTCCCAAGGGAGGTCACCTCCCTCGGGGCTGCTCTGGTGTGGAGTTGTCAGATGCGGGTGGCGCGTCCCCAGGCGACCTGCCAGACGGCGGCCATCTTCGGCTCGGCCTTGCGCAGGCCGGGCCGCACGTAGGGGTACGCGGCCTCTTGGCGCTTCTTGTAGAGGTTGCGGACGCCGCCGCCGACCCCGACGCCGCCGGCGAACCCTCCGCCCGGTACGGGCTTGGGCCGTCGCACGCCGCCGACACCGCGGGCGAGTTTGCCGGTGAGGCGTCCGGGGCCGCCGCCCTTGGAGACAACGTGCGGGGACAGGTTGAGCTTGACGGTGGCCCCGGTGCGGGCGGACTTGCCTCGGTGGTCCCACCGGGGCCGTCCCCGCATCCCCGACCTGATGGACTTCTTGGCGAGCGCCTGGGTGGCTTTCAGGGCCCGCAGCGTTCCGAGGTCGATCTCGCGGTCCATCCGCGTGAGCGCGGCCTCGACCTCCTTGGTGCCGCGGACCACAACGGTGATGCCGTCAGGCACGGTTCGCCTCCTCTTGTGCGTTGGCCTTGGCCTGCTCGACCGCGCCGTCGACCGCGAGGATCCAGTCCAGGCGCTCGGCGGGCAGGTCGAGCCAGGTGTCCGGCGGTCCGACCACCCGGCACAGTTGCCAGTCCCGGTACGCGTCCAGGGGCAGCATGTGGGCTGGGTAGTCGTGTTTCCCCTCTAGCGCTACGCGGAGGCGGTAGAGGGCTCGGTAGGGCTGTCCGCCTCGGTCGACGGCGAGAAGTCCGGCCCGGACTGCAGCGCGCCCTCGGCGCAGAGCGCCTTGAGCTCGTCGTAGACGCGGCCGGGCAGGTCCTGCAGCGCGTCGATGGTGACCTCGCTGCCGTAGGACCAGCCGGCCACCCTGCTGATGATGAGCCGGTCGTTGAGCTCGTCCATCTGCTGCAGGGCGTCGTCGCCCATGGCCGTAGCCATCTGCACGGCGCGGGCCTCGTCGATGTCCTGCAGGCCCTGGACGCCGCCAGCCTTGGCGTCCTTGACGACCTCGGCGAACGCCGGGTTCTGCGCGAGCTTCATCTGGATGGTGCGCACGGGACGGCGCAGCCGCTCGGGTGTGTCGTCCATCGCGCGCAGGTCGGCCCACGCTCCGTCGGCCAGCTGGTGGCGGGTGATGCTCATGAGGGTGAGTTCCTTCGCTTACTTGTAGGTGCTCGCGGCGATGGCGTTCTGCAGCGTCGCCTTGATGGGGCTGTAGCCGGCCGAGGCGCCGACGTCGGAGGTGTTGCTGATCGCCTTGAAGCTGACCGGGAGCTCGATGTACTCCTTGCCGTAGGACGGGGTGCCCTCGGTGTAGGCGACCTGCGAGCAGTGCAGCGTCAGGCCGTTGGTGGTGGCCGCGGCGCCCTGGGTGTAGATGCAGTCGA